CCCATCCTTCCTATGCTCCCCCCCATCCTTCCTCCGTATTGACCTACTCCTTTGGCAATCTCAGCGCCTCCTTCCTCAATTCCTTTTTTCCCACTTATTACATCACTTGAAGTTTTTGCTATCTTACTAAGTAAATCAACGTTCTCTTTATGAAAGCTTCCTACCGAGTCACCAACTTCTTTAAATATCAAACCTCCTGATATCTCAACTGACTTTATTACTCTATCTAAAGCGGTAACTGTTTCTCTTTGTACATCTATACCTTGACGAGTTGACTTTCCTACTTGATCTGCACCAAAATCCTTTCTGTCCATGCGGCCGCCACCAGAAAGAATGTCTAAAATACGTCTATTCTGTGTGGCATCTTGAGAGCCAGTCATTTGTCCAACAATCTTTCTTTGCATCTCAAAAGTTCTAGCCTCTGACTCACCACCAGCAGCGGCCTCGTCAAATGTCATTATTTTACCACCACCAACTTTTTTAACTGCTTCTGATAATGCTTCTTGGATGTCTTCGAATTTTCCCTCACCTATAGCCTTTTCATACTGTAATGACGCACTTAGTGCCCCCATACCCTTGGCCATGCCACCAGTTTGTGCAATAAAAGCTCTTTGCGCTATGCCGGTATTTTCTAAAGTATTAGTAAACTTTTGAGCAAACCTAATGGCCTCAACTCCCGCCACTCCTACCTTTGTTAATGCTCCAGCAAAAGTTCCTGTAGCTGATGACAAATTTTCTACCGTTGTGGCGGCACTAGTTGCCCCGTCCCTATAAAGAGCAACAGTATTTACTGAATTCATTACGCTCTCTCTCACATAGTCTACATTAACCCCTGTTCCTTTAGAGACTGCCGAAAAACTTGTTAATGCCTGCGTAGCATTAAATAGATTTTGGCCCGCACTTTTAGTTGAGTTAGACAACTTTATGGTAATGTCCGTAACTACATCAATTGCTTTTGACTGCTCTATTCCAGCCCCTTTGGCAACTAAAAATGCTGAAGATAAACCATGCAAACTTTTTGCAGGCATTCCAATAGAGTCCGCCAATGCTTGATATGGCTTAGTGTCAAACATTGTTTCCGCTTTATAAAGTGTTCCTAGCTTGCTTGCGTCTTTAGTTATCTCTTCTAAAGTCTGCAGTGTTGCGTTTTTTGTTCCTATAAAAGATTTTTCAAATTCATTAAGATACTTTTTTGTTTCTCCAACACTTCCACCAAATGACTGGTTTATGCTTATAGCAACTTTATCTACATTTTTTGAAAACTGTTCAAACCCGTTAAATGCCATCAATGTAGCATCCGCCACAAACCCCATTGCAGTTTTTACGCCATTCAACAAACCACCAACTGGGCCTAGCTTGCCTAATAGCTCATCAGTTTTTTCACTTAAATCTGAGAATAGCTTTAATGGCTTATCTATATATCCAAAATTAAGATCATTAAGCGCAGCGCCCATTGATTTAAATTTAGGAGTAGCTTTATCAGCAGCAGCTCCCGCTTCTACGACTGACTTAGCATATTTCTTAACTTCTTTGGTCGCGTCGGCCGTATTAAGACCAAGACTTTTAAAATATTCTACTGTGCCAAATTTTTCTGCCATTTATTTTCTCTCCGGATTAAATTTAACTTCGTCTAAATCTCTTCCAAACCATTCCTTTAGTGTGTTTTGGAAATTGGTTTCCTGATTTTCTCCAACTACCCCTGCGCCCTTACGCTTTTCAATTGTTTGCCTAACTGTATCGTTTGCTTCAGGAATAAATGAAATTTGATATTCTAACAAATTCCTATTTCTCTCATACTCTTCTTCGTGGTCCTGCTCTATCATTTTGGCGCACCACAGCCATTGATGCGTAGTAAGCTCTTTAAATATTTTGTGGCCTGGAGGCACTGACCAAATTTTGCATAATCTCCAGCGGAGCCTGTGCCAAGGCTCCTTCGTTATTTTTTTAAATCTTCTTCACTAATGCCTTCTTTAACTTGCTGGGTCAGCTCACTATAAAAGTTCATCAATTTAGTAACTACTTGCGTCTGTAATCTTTTTAAAACATTTACTCTTTGCTCAATTAATGTTCCTTCAATATCGCTTAACTCTTCTAGAGGGCTACCATTTACAGAAATTATAGTGTGTGCTAAAATTACATTTTGTGTAATAAAAAGATCTTCTGTGCCTCCCTGGCCTCTACCAAGAAATGTCGCAACCGCTTCGTTCTCCGCATTGCTCAATGTCTTAAATTTAAAAACATAGCCCCCTATTTCAACTTCCTCTTCTAAATATCCCAACATAAATAAATTATCTAACTTGGCGCGCTCTTTAGCTGCCGGTCCCGGCATTGGGTCCATCTCACTAACTTTCTCTTCCGGACCAAAATCCTGATTCTCTTCTTGCGCTTTAGGTGGCGTCCCGGAAGGTCCATCAAACCTACTCAAATCCGGCGTCGGCGTTCCCCTGTGTTCTACTCTTCCCTTATTCATCTTTCCTCCTTAATTAAATTATCTACCCACACTCTTTTTCACCTCGCCCCAAGCATCCTTTAATGACTTCTGTTCAAACGAATTTTCATTATAAGAACCCCTGCGACCTGATGTATCCGTCTCTTTCTCTATAGTATCAATATTTGCACGCTGTCCCGGCCATGCTGGGCGAAGCGACTTATCTTGTGCGGGAATAAATGTCGTAATATACTCTGACCATATTTCTGCACTTTCTGTAATGATAAAGTTGTTTGCCATAATTGGCGTGCTCAACGACGTAAACCAACAATTATGTAAACGTTTTACAAGCGGCGGAATATCAACCCTCACTCCGCGATCTATTGACATTCCTTGCGCCAAGCCGGTGCCTATACCTGGGCCCAAACTTAAAGTATCTATTTTACCTTGCATGTCAAAAATATCTATATTAAAAGGAAGTCGTTGAGCTTGGATATTCATAAATGCTCTAGCAAAAGATTCTGGTAGGCTCATTCCATCAAAAACTACTCTACTTACAGTTATATTTACCGCCGCTGGTGAAGCTGGAACTATCTCTATTACTCCGTCTGTTCCGATTTCATTATATCTTTTAAGTGGTTTATTTTGATTTATTCTTAACTCTTGAATTGCGCCAACTGTGAAATCTTGTACTTTTATGATAATTTGACTGGATAGACCAGTAACCGTACTGGCTCTATTTTGGGAAACTGTGGACCCAGAATTAGGATATGCCATGTGCACCTGCCATATAGAATAATATGAGAATTGTTGGTAGAGTTAGATTAGAAATTAGGCGGGCGGATTGATCCACCAACAGATGCTCTAATAAGGCCTTCCACATCAAGACTTCCCCTTCTTTCTCTCGCTGCAAGCTCAACACCCTGATCATCTGTACTCGCGGGAATACCGGTTGCGCCCATAGATTCAGGATTAATCTCCGAGCTAGTTATATATTCCGCAGTAATACTCGCCGTCTCAGTTATGATATAATTTTCAGCATTAAACGGATAGGTATAGTTTGTAAACCAACAGTTGTGAAGAACGGTCATGTCAACTTGGGCTGGATTGTCAACATCCTCTGCTTGTATTACGTCATAAATATCTATATTAAATGGAACTCTTTGCTGATGAATATTTCTAAACGCTCTAGCAAAAGCATTAGGAAGTCTTAGCCTATCAAAATAAACACGAGTAACTGTTACTTCAACAGATGCTGCTTCTTTAGGAACTACCTCCAAAATGCCGTCAAGGCCCACTTCTCTAACTCTTTCTACTGCCCTCGCAGTAGTAATTTGTAATTGCTGAATCGCGCCTACTGCGATGTCATCAACTTTTACTATAATACTAGTGCTTAGACCAGTGTGTGTTCCAGTTCGATTTGCATCGATTAAACTTCCTGATCTCGGATAATCTGCCATCCTATATCTCCTCCAACATTATTTTATTTTTATTTAAAGCACGCCTACACTAACGCTAATCCAAATCCAGTTAACTGGATAAGCCGGTTGAACTGCAACAGAAACATTCCACTGTCTCGGCTCAACATCATCTCGCCCAACATTTAATCCACCAAACTGTGTAATTAGGCCCTGAGCAATAAATGCATTAAGAGTTAACGACGTAACATTTGTAATGGATGCAGCAGTTGTAGGATTCTCTACTGTACCAACAAACCTGTTTTCTAGCACAACTCTTAATGTCTGCGCTACTGTATCACGGATGGAAACAATCGAGATCTCTTCCTCTTCTGGCGCTCCGCTTTGAACTGTAGTTAAACCATGACGGACCTTTCCACCACCAAGAATTGGGGTAACCAAGCATACGCCTGCTCCTCCAAGCTCATCCTGTTGATAAGGAGTAGGAAGCTTATCACGAGTAATCGTAAACCCAGAAAGATTCTTACGAGTTAATGGAATCGAAACATTTTGCTGTGAAGACAACCAACCTGAGGCCGCCGCAGCAAGATAGAATCCCTGAACAGTAGTGTTTTGTCCTGAAACAACTGTAATAATCTCATCAGGGTAGAAATAAACAACACGATATGAACCACCCCAGTTATTTGCAATACTATAGTCCTGCAAGTCTTCAATGTCTCCAGACAGAACCTCTTCTGGATCATCTCCTTGAATGCCCTCAATAACTCCAATGTCCTCAGCGGCAACAAGCTCTCTACCAAGAAGGGCGTCTATTGTGACTCCGGCGATTGCTCCAATTAACATCATACGCTCACGTCTCCACTTAACAGAACTCATGGTCTCAACGTGGCTTAAAACGGCTTGGAAAACGCTACTAAAAGCAACATTCGGAAGCGGAACAATAAAGTAAGGATCCTGTGATTCTATAGTTGTTAACGCCGCTGTCCAAGTGGTATCAAAATAATCTGCATCTTTCTCATCAATGTACATAATCTTAAGGCCCTCTCCAGCGGTGAGTGCCAAATCTTTAGTAAGAATTAATCTTGCCTCTTCTCTATCAAATCCGTCTCCGAGATCAACATCTTCATTAATAATTGTATAACTATTAGTCTTCGTTCCTGCGCCAACTACGACACCAGAGAACTCTTCTCCCAGATCGGCTTCAACGGTTGAGTTATAAAACCCAAATTTGCTCGGGAATATCTGAGTCTCTGTTCCATCCGAAGAAAGAACAAAAATTAGAACCTGAGTGTCTTTGTCGGGCTGACCGGGCCACGTAATGTCGAAAGTCAGGTCAGCTAAAGTAGCTCCACCAGACGCTCCTTCAACAGCAGAAGTTGTTAGGTCATCTGCAGCAAGAACCGTTTCCGTTACTTTACGAGGAAGCGGCGGCTTGGCCTGTAGGGCCATAATGCCTGGTATATTATTAGAAAATGCTAATTGTGCTCCAAGAGCAAGAGTATTGTCCTCTGTAGGACGACCATGCTTTTCATAAAGTTTTTCTGCATCAACAAAAAACTCTGGATCATTAACGTCCGAAGTTGCAATATATTCAGCGGTAAGACTATCTCTAGCCTGCAACACGCCACTCTCTACCTCAATAACAAAACGATCACCAATAGCAAAAGGCGTAATGGCAGAAGAATCATCTAAATCAAAGGATATAACTCCATTGCTAGTAATCATCTGTAAAGAAACAGATGCATCTGCTGTAAATGATGGTGTCGTTCCATCTGTGCTTGTAACTAATATTGATTGCTCTGACGAAAGATCAAATCCGTCTAAATCAATAGTATCAAGTAAATATGTTCCGTTTTGAGTTAGGGCATCAGTTACTACAACATAGGTATACTTCTCATAAAGAAGCATTGCAGATAAATCAAAAGTTGCATCTGTGATCGCAATTCTATTTGAATTAGCAACTAGCCTTGCACCACCAGTTGTTAATGGCGTGCCGTCTGATCTCCAAAAGATAGGCTGACTAGTTTCACTGCTGCGAATAGATCCACTAACTGTTCCCGTTACAGAAAAAGTTGCGGCCCCAGGAATAGTAACCCCATATCCATCCTGACCAATGTCAATGCACTTTAGAGTCCATCTCTCAGCCGGAGCATTCTCATCACGAAGAGTAATGTCCGTAGGAACAGCACTACCGGTGTTAGTAATTCCAGTAACATAACGCCAATATTGTGTGCCAAGCACAGTCGTATCCTGATCAACAAGAGAAGCATTCTTAAGCTCAATTCGTCCTGTAGTTATATTAATACGATAATCAATCCCTGGTGTAAAAGTGCCACTGTTAAGTACTTCGTCTTCCGTTCCAATTAATGCCGACCCATTCTTAAATAGCTCTGTGCGATTAGAAACAATGGGATAAAAGTTGAGCAGAAAATGTCTACCATCTGGGTCAGCAGTAGAAAAGTCTGCCGCTTCTCCATCCGCTCCACCGCCAGCAGCGGAAGATACAATTGTTTCATCTCTAGCACCGAGACCTATAATACAGGTTATTCTCGGGCCGCCCGGAAGAGACACTGAACGAGCTAACGTAGTCGTTTCAGAAAAAGCTCCAGGGCCTACATAGCCTCTAATTCCTTTAATATTTGGCATCTTATACGTCCTCCAAAAAATTTGTTTTCTCGCCAAAAAATAGGGACTTTACCATTTTTATGCACGAAGATACACTTGCTCTAACACTATAGATTATTATTAATAGAAATTGTAACTCTTTTGAATTATACTATAAATCTATTGTTTGCTCCCAACTTAAATCATTTGGCGGCGTAACCTCTCCATCCACTATCCTGCCGATATCAAAGAAGAAAGAGATGCGTTCCAAAAAGTTTCCAACCGGAATTTCTCTACGCCATTCTCCATAAATCTCCAATGTTATAGACTGTGTGTAAAATTTATCGTTATTATGCTCTTCCTCACTTTCACTACCAAATGTCAAGTTTTTTATAAGTAACCCAGCAGCTTGTAAGTCATGCCAATGA